TGGCATATCATGGGTGGAGGGTTTGGATCAGGGAATCTACACGGTGCTGTAGCTCATGGCGATGAAAAAACTAAATCAATGACGTTTTTTGGACCCTATCCAAAGCGAACCCTTCTATTAGATGGTGTATTTTTATGTATTAGTAAAAAGGTCTTTACGCAAGTCAGATTTGATGAATCAAATCCAGCTGGATTTCATTTTTATGATCTAGATTACAGTCTTTCCTGCCATAAAGCAGGATTTAAACTGGGAGTCTCGGATATTATGATCACACACGCATCTCCCGGTCTAAAAGAATTTACTCCTGAGTTTAACGAAGGTCAAAAGTGGTTTCTTGAAAAATGGAAAGGTCAGCTATAATAAAAGCGTGAGTAGACTCGATCTAGATTATTTTGAGAGCATTGTTATATACAAATCTCTTACAGACACGACATACCTAGCATCTATTATAGATTTTATTAAACCGGCATATTTTAAGACAAAAAATATTGCTGATGTTTTTAATATTATATCAGAATTTTATAATAAAAGACAAAAACTACCCACAACGACAGAGATTAAGTCTTATCTCGTGACTGATGAACTCAGACAAGCTTTTAAATCACTTGTCCAATCCTTTAACGATATAGATAAAACTTTTGATAAAGACGAGCTATATGAAAATACAGAGCGATTTATAAAAGAAAAAGCTGTATATCATACTATGCTTGCTATCGCAGAAGATATTGCAAAGGGTAATGTTGATACGTCCAAGGCTTTAGATAAATTTGAAAAATCCTGTAATGTTAGTCTTGTAACAGACCTTGGTCTTGATTTGTATGGAAATATTGATACCGTTATTGAAGATCTAACAACTATACAGAAAACAATACCAAGTACCTGGCCATGGCTTGACGAAGCTCTGAATGGAGGGTTTTTAGAGAACGGACGTGCACTTTATGTATTTGCGGGTGAAACAAACATTGGTAAATCTATATTTTTAGGTAACATAGCAACGAATATTTCAGCACAGGGTAAAAATGTTCTATTAGTATCCTTAGAAATGTCTGAGCTATTATATGCAAAAAGACTCTGTGCTAATGTCTCAAAAATACCACTTAAAGAGCTAAGCAATAACCCGTACGCGCTGAGACAAGCAGTCGCTGAACAAAAGATAAAGGGATGCGGTAATATTTTTATTAAAGAATTTCCTCCAGCAACCATCACACCGAATCAGCTCAAAGCATTTGTTAAAAAGATTACCGATACAGGCATAAAAATAGACGCTATAGTATTAGATTATTTAAACCTACTGCATACGACAGTAGGTAGTAATTCTTACGAACGAATTAAAAACGTAACAGAACAGTGCCGTGCTATGAGTTATATTTTTAATTGCCCTATAATAAGCGCTACACAACTTAATCGCTCTGGTTTTGATCAAGCAAATCCCGATCTTAATACCATTTCTGAATCTATCGGTCTAGCAGCTACAGCTGATGTCATCGTTTCAATCTACCAAAACGAAGAAGATCGCGAACTAAACATTATAAGACTAGGAATGATGAAAAATCGCTACGGTCCACGCGGTCATACCCAGCCTATGCGTATTGATTACCCCACACTAACAATTACCCAAGCTGATGATTTAGATGACTTTGGAGATGACGATACACTAAATACGTTAGCCGCATTCTCAAGTTGAAAAGGTTCCTTTTATTTATAAATAAAAGGAGTGAAAGATTTAATATCATATAAAAATTATAATTTAAAATCTAAAGTAGACGCCTTTAAGAGTGGTGAAAGAGCTTTTACCACTCAGGACCTCGTCGATATAAAATTATATTTACAGGTATATAAAGATACGCTTGCTAATACAACCTTTTTTAAAGGTAAAGTAAAGGAGCAAAAAGTTGTTAGCTGTCTTGCAGATGATTTCTATGAAGATTTTTTCGATCATATGGTTAATAAGCTAGCTGCAGCAATCGCTATAATTGTTATACCTTCGCAGAAAAAAATTATTCTTAAGAGAAATGAAAAAACATGTAGTTTAAATTTATGCAATCTTGCTAAAATAATCTGCGGTGGAGAATGTGATGATATGTCTAATAATTTTGCTAAAGGTATAATAACAAAAACCTTTCTAAACTTTACAAAAACACTATCACCATGTTAAAATTAGAAATAGCAGAATTACCTTCTGAAAATATTATTAAAGCTGAAACTGAACACTTATTACTATCGTTTTGTACATTTTGTACTCTGCTAAAAGGTAAAAAGCTTAGCTTTCAAAACGTTTTTCTTTTAATATTGCAAGATGCTAAATTAAGAGATATAATAAAAGAAATTTTAAGTATTGATACTACTTATGAGGTAGTTAAACTATTCGTAGAATACGATCCACTTATTACAACGAGTAAATACGTTACCAAGTTCTTAAACGAAAATCCAAAATTAAATCTATGATAAGCGATACACAAAAGAATATATACAATTCTTTTCTACACGCAACCCGTACTGTTAAAAACAAGCCTTTTACTCCTCGTACAAAATTTTCTGATTTAGATAACACTACCCTACTTATCTTAAAAAAGTTAGATCTTTTCTTTAAGTCTCATAGAAACATTAATTACAATGATTTCTTTATTGCGCCATATTCTATATATAATAAAGAAGATTATTTTGATCTACAGTTTTATATAACCCGTCGCTCGATTAAGTGCTACGTAGAATATATTAAAAATCGTGAGCTTGATGATCCAGATAATGATAATACTATTTTAAAATGTAAAGAAAGCTGCGCTTTTATATATTATTTCTGTAAGCAAGCAGGTATAACGCTTGGAGAGTATAAACAGCAGAAAGCAACAAACATACCTTTGGTACTGCAGCATATTAAAGAACATAAAATAAATTTTTATACCCTTCACGGTCTTGAAATTAATAACATACTTACGCTGAATGATATAGATCTTTATAATTTCATGTTTGATAATTTTAACGAGACATACAACACGACAAGATCTAAATTTATTCGCTCTAAAAAACTTAAAAACACTATTAGAGCAGCACTAAAAATAATAGATAAAAAATTATTGATTTTCACAGAAGCATCATTACAATAATATATATAATCAACCAAAAAAATATGAGTACATTTAATACAAACATGTTTCAATCAATTAAAGCAGCTCTTACAAAGAGCGAAGAAAAAAATACCGGCGGTCTTTTTAATGAAATTCTCAAGACACCTGCTGGTCATACTTACACTGTGAGGTTGCTGCCTTTTGCTAAAGACCCATCTAAAACATTTTTTCATTATTTTGTACATGGCTGGACCTCATTTTCAACAGGGCAGTATGTACAGGCAGTATCTCCTCAAACGTTTAACGAACGAGATCCGATTTCAGAAGAGCGCTTTAAGATCTTACGCACGGGCACTGAAGAAGAAAAAGAAAAAATGCAAGCTGTAAGACGGTCTGAAAAATGGCTCGTTAATGTTTATGTGGTTGAAGACCCTTCCAATCCTGAAAATAATGGCACAGTAAAAATGTTACGTTATGGTAAGCAGCTACAAAAAATTATTATGGAAGCTATTGAAGGGGAAGATGCAGAAGAGTTTGGCGCGCGTATATTCGATCTAGGATCAGAAGGTGTCAATTTTAAAGTAAAAGTAGAACAGCAAGGTGACTATCCGACCTACGTATCATCGAGATTTACCTCATCGGGTAAGCTTAGTCTTTCGCAAGAGCAGCAAGATAAAATCTACAACAGCGTATACAATCTCGAAGAAGTATTCACTATTAAATCTTATGACGAATTAAAAGAAATGATTGATGAGCATATTTACGCAACACCAATTACAGAAAAAGTTGAAGCAGTAAGTAAACCACAATCCACCCCTGCTGTAAACTATTCTACACCTATTGCATCGCAGGTTGTCGAAAATACTGTTGAAGATGATATCGAAGAGCTGTTAAGAGATCTATAACATGTCACCAGAAGAACAAAAAACTATCCTTCAGTTTATGGGACAAACTTATGGCTTGTCCCATAAACTAGATCAAGATATTGTTGGTCAATCTCAATTTTTAAAACCATCAAGTGGTAGTATACGTGATAAATTTGAAGAGATACTACGCGCACCAATACAGGAAAGTATACCCCGTGATACCTTCACACCTGTACAATCAATAGAGGTTATACAACCAGCTATACCTCACAACCAAGTTGAAGAAATAAAGCTACCAAGCTTCGACAAGCCACCGATGCAACTATCACAAAATGAAAAACAAATAATTACAGCTTTATCAGAAATAAACTTGAATCTTAGTCGTATTGGTAATATACTAGAAAAAGCAACAAATGTCAAGCCAAAGAAAATTAAATATACAGGGTCGGAGTGAATTTACAAAATATTTAGATTCTTTTTCAAAAATAAACGACTCCTTTATAGGAGAGCTAGAAGATAAAAAACTATCTATTATTACTGCTTCGCCCGACAATACATTAATTGCTTATGGTGAGTATGCTTGTAGTTCAAACTATAATATAAGTCTGAATATACCTGACAGTAAAAAGCTAGTACGTGTACTAGATACAGTAAATACAGAAGATGTTGAATTAATACTCAATAATAATAGTATTGAGTATCGCGGAACAAGTATAAAGTTTAAATATCATTTATTTGAAGAAGGCTTTATAACTAAGCCCGCTCTTAGTGTAGAGAAAATAAAAAACTTTACACATGATATTTCATTCAAGCTTACCAAACAATCTTTACAAACAATAATTAAAGGTAGTTCCTTTATTACCGAAACAAACAAGCTGTATTTATATACAGATAATGGAAAGCTTATAGGCGAATTGACCGATAAAGCGAGACATAATACAGACTGCTACTCTATAGCTTTATGTGATGCTGACTTTCACTTACAACCTATACCGGTAAATTTTGATAATATACGATTAATGACGTTGCTAGATGATATTATAGATGTAAATATTAACACACAATACGGTGTTCTTATTTTTACCATGAAACAAAACAATACAAAGCTATCTTATATACTTACCTCTCTTACACAATGAACAGACATATTAAAAATAAAATTTCTACACCTGGTTACTTTTTAAAGAGACTTAAAGATAGTAAGTTTACTACCTTTAAAATATTCAAAAACTATTCAGAAGCTGACTCGCGTAGATGGACTATATTAGTAGACCCGGGTGTGACATCTGTGTTTATTACATGCTATGAAAATATATCGTTTAAAGGTGATGTAATGTTTGAATTTAATGACGGTGGTAATCTATTCCCTAAAAATTTTTCTCTCAAAACAAATTCTATAGAGGTAGTGGTTTCAAAACTTATCGAAGCAGGCGTTAAGCAGCGATTAGATACGCATAAATAATAATATGGAACCAGGCTCCACATCTGATGATTTTTCAGAAGATGAAAAGTTAAAAGATTTAATACGAGACGCGCTATCATTACAAATAGAAACGCAGAAGCGTAAGCGAAATAAAAAAAACATAAATACCGCTCTTATAGGCACAATAGAAGAGTTTTTAAGTAGCTTTTTAATATTAGGTTATGATTTCGAAGGAAATCCATGTGTTGTAAAAGTCTCTCCGACTGTTGAAAAAAATGAGGCGTTAATGTCTCTGTTGATGAGAGTATTTTCAAAAGAATTAAGACCTGGAGGTGGTGATTATTATGAAGAGACTTTTTAAAAAGGAAAAAGTGCATCCAAATAAGCGCAACATTTATGCTGTTACGACAGGTGACTATGTAGGCGAAATGTTTATTTATATAGAAGAAACAAACAACACCTATCACTTTTTGTCAATACCCAAACTAATTAATAGAGAAGTCCCGAAAGAAAAGTTTGAATTTGCATGGAACTTTAATATAATAGAATTTGTAGAGCGAGCTCCAAAATCTGTTTATAAGGTAGCCGAGAAACAATTTCTTTATAATAAAACCTCCATTATTAAACAAGATTAATACAAATCGCAATTGAATGTTTTTACCCGCTGATTATGTTATTTCAAAATTTTATGAGCTTGGATATTACCCGAAGCATAATAAATTTAATAATACATATCAATGCAGTTGTCCAATATGTAAAGAAGGTGCATCTCTAGGGAAAAAAAAGAGATGTTATTTTATACCTGATAAGGATAATATTTTTTGTCATAATTGCGGATGGTCAAGTAAGCCCGCGAAATGGATTTGCGAGGTTTCAGGAATGTCTACCTTAGAATTAATCGAAGACATTAAACAAAACAACTCAAGTCTCGCTATAGAAGAACATCCTATAACATTACATGAAAAGCGTGCAGTTGATACCCTACCTGAAAACTGTATTAATATCTTTGATACAGCGCAGCTTGAATACTTTAAAGAAAGCAACATACTAAGCGAATGCATACAACTTATAAAACATCGCAAGCTCGATACAGCTATAAATCGACCTGATAATCTATACCTATCACTCTGCGATAAAGTACATAAGAATAGACTGGTTATACCGTTTATAAACGAGCGCGAAATTATTGAATTTTATCAAACACGTACAATTTTACAGACAGATAAAAAAAAGCCAAAATATCTATCCAAAATAAACGCTGAAAAGACACTTTTTAATATTAATAAAATAAACCCTTTAAACGAAAATGTATATATTTTTGAAGGTCCTCTAAATGCTTTTTTTACAAAAAATAGCATAGCTGTCGCAGGAATTACCGAAGGTAAACAAACTTTCACACTTAGACAGCAAGAGCAGCTTAATACAGTAATACGCTTCCATAAAAAAATATGGGTTTTAGACTCTCAGTGGTGTGATACCGCTTCACTCAAAAAGACAGAGATGCTATTACATCAAGGTGAAAAGGTATTTTTATGGCCAGAGAAATACGGTAAACGATTCAAAGACTTTAATGATATTGCTATGTATTGTAATATTAATGAAATAACAGAAAGCTTTATACAAAAAAATACCTGTGAGGGTCTCACAGGTATAATTAAATTAGCAGAAATTAAAAAAACTAGACATACTTAAACGTAGGATTTTCAGTCTGTGCAATATATCCTCTAAATGATTCTGTTAACGATGCTAATTCTGTCGCAACACGAGCAATCTTGCGTTGTTCAGATTGCTTCATTCTATCAAAAATTGTATCAGGCTCCGAATTAGCTAATTTTGTTTGTATCGATTCACCTGTTGTACCGTTCAAAAACGTTAAAAATTCATCGCAACGATCTACCCATGTTTGTAGTTCTGCTTGCATGGATTGTGCTTGCGCTGATTTTATCTTTGCAGCTTGTGCTGCAAGGTCGTTATTTTCTGGCGAAGGTTCCATATCTACATCGAAATCCGATGCATTTGTTTCTGCATCTAAGCTATCTTCCATAGCTGCACGGTCTAAATTGCTATCTTGTTCCGCTAAAACTGCAAAAAATTTATTTTGAAATTTACTCATACAATTATTTATTCTCATGCATAAATAATTATGTGTTTAATACAACAAATCCACATCAAATAGGTACAGCGCAAGACCCTGTTTTACAGCAAAGCTCGCTTGGTAGCCAGCTTAAAACTATTAAGCAAGACGAAAAAAATGCTAAAGCGCCGCCTGTTTTACCTGACCCGCTCGAAGAATTAAAGCCCTTGCTAGCAAATATTTTTGTAACTCTATCACAAGTTCGTAATAAAATAAGTCTTGCTAAAAACAATCCAGTAGTAAAACAACAAGAATTAGAAGAATTGCAAGTAAAGGTAGATGAAATTACTACTAAAATACTTGATTTAGAAGGTAACCTCGCTATAATGTCGTTAAATGGTTAATATTATTAAATCTGTTTTAGTAACAAGCTGCATTAGTTTAGGATTAGCTTTTTCACTCAGAGAGCTTTTAGGATTTTGGGAAATATTTACTTTGTCTTTTATTTTACAATTTTTAGTTTCTTTTTTATGGAAAAATTTTACGTTAAATAATAATTCTGCAGCAATCACAGAATTAACACAAAATTTTGATAGCTTGATAGAAACTCAACAGATAAACGTACCTTGCCCATGCGGAAAATACACGGAAAATATTGTTTTTTCTCCAAAAGAAGACATCACAATACAATGTGAAGCGTGTAAAAATACCTTTCGCGTTGTAACAGAAATTAAAACACAGCTAATTACAGAGCCTGTGAATATCGAAAGTATGTTTGATAAATTAAAAGGAACTACCGTATAATACGATTATGAAGACATTTGAATTTGCGCTAAAAAATGGCAGTAAGAAGGTTATGGAATTTGATGAGTTTGTGAGATGGGCGTGTTTGATAGAAGGTATAAACTACATTTCTAAAGCGTGTAAAACAAACAATATAGGGCGTGAAAATGATTGCTGGATTAAACCCTTAGCAATACAAAACTATATTGAAGAGAGATTTCATAGTATGAAGCATGATCTCAAAGTAGAAAGCATACTCGGTAACATTTAAATTAAATAGATTTAATTAATAAGCGTTTACTTCAGCGTTTACGGTAAATGATCCCACTTTAAATGTAATATTTGGAGTTGCTGACACTGATGCAAATGTACCATATGTTGCTACATTTATAGGCACATTAGAGCTTAAACTGTTTGTCGTTGCGTATCGCATTATATTTGTTTGGTCTAATCTGATGATTTTATTAGTTGTTGAAGCAGCCATAGAAGCAAATGTTATATGCGGTTTACCAGCCAAACTACCCCAAGTAATTCCTCGGAAACCATGATATTCAAATGTGGCGTTTTCTGTCCAATCTAATGCAGCGCCTACACCAACATGATTATAATTAACTATTCTAAAGCTAGTAGTAATTAACCTTAGATCCATACCAGATCCTGTGTTATATGTTACCAAAGTCCAAATGTCAGCATTTATCTGAGCACGAACAGCACTACCTGGAAAAGGCATACCAAAACTACTAATAAATTTTCCACAATATACAAATGGAATTCTTGCTGTAACAACTCCAGTGACACCAATATAAAATACAGTAGCACTTGAAGCAGTAAATGTAGTTGTCATTGCTATAGTTTTAGCATCAACAGACAATGCTCCGTTCATAATTCTAAAAAGCGTACCATTGGCGGCATCTGGACCAGTAATACTATTACATTCAAATGCAACAATAGGTGGTGAAAAAGTATTAATTGAAGCGGGTATTGTTAGTATTCCTGCTGAACCAGTTAATACAAAATCAGCAGATCCTTGAATACGAATAGAATTAGCTGTTGGAGAATTATTTGTGGCTTGATTAAAAGAAAATGCTGTAACATTATTTGTTATATTAACGGTTGCTCCAGGTTCAAAATATAGGTGACCTTTATCGTTAAGGTTGATCTGAGAATTAATTGCATATGTTCCTGCGCGAACATAAATTAAATCACCAGTCGCTGAGGCAGCAGCTGCAGCTGAGAGTGTAGCGTATGGTTTAAATTGATCATATTTACTAAGACCAGTTCGTGTATCTGTACCTGTAGCAGCATCGACATATATCGTCTTACCTGTTGGGTTATTTACATAAGCTCTAGCAGAGAGTGTATTTAATATAGTAGCTGAGCTTAATATTACATTATTTGTAGAAAGATAGTTGGTTACTGTTTGCAGTGAATTAGCGCTAGTAGACGCTACATAAGCATGTGTATTATTCCAATTACCGCTATTTGAGATTACTATAGAGTTTATTACTCCGTTATTTAAATTCCATATACTACTATTACTTTGTACAAGAGAAGTGCTACCATCCCAACTAGCACTATTTGAGATTAATATAGAGTTTATTGTCCCGGTATTTTGATTCCATATACTACTATTACTTTGTACGAGAGAGGTACTATTATTCCAACCAGCACTACTCGACTTTACAAAAGTATATGTACGCTCCCAATTTCCACTTAATGACTCTCCTGGAATACCTAATATAGATTGCGCGTCAGTTAGAGTATTTGACGTAAGTAAATCATCAATGTGTTGCTGTACAAAGAAATTAGCCATATTGTTTATTTAATGTAATAATATATATTTAACAGCTCCTATTTTTTTTCACACCACGAATAATTAACATAAAAATCTAACTTATTATTTCTACTCGGTACTTTAGTAACAGTATCTCCAATACCGTATATATCAAACTTGTCATTAATAAAATTATACAGACATAGTGGAAATTGTAATTTTGTAGCTAAAAATCCCTCTTGATTAAACTCATAAGGGTAAGCCGATAAAATATTGCGAGTCAGCAGTAATGTATTAATTTCGTTATAGAGGCCTATAGGTGTAGCTGCAACATTGTAAAAAGCAGTCGATACGGTGACTGTTTTTGTATCGTGATTAATTGAACTAGATAATTCCGTCGCGTTAAACGTAGAATAATTTCTATTTACAATACTATAATCTGAAATACGTGGCCATTTTTCACCAAATTGCGGTAGAGGCTCATCGTTTCTTAACAGCATTAATTGATTATCCTTACGATATACTTCACTGTATGGGAAGCTATACGAGACACTACTTATAGGTATAATAAAGCTTGTATCTTTAGTATAAAATGTAAGATCATTAGATATAGCGCTGTATCGGTTTAGCTTAACCCTGTATTCAAAAACAATATACTGTCCAGGCTCAATTTCAACACTAGTTAGGAAGACATTCCTCGAAAAACAATCACCGTCACTTTTAGAACCTACACCAAATTCATTTAAATTTATCGAGCTCCGCGCTGACGGTAAAGGATCGGTAACAAAATATGAGTAATAAACACGAGAAGAAATATTTTCAGCATAAGTCTGTATATCGCTACTTTCTATATTACAAAGCTCGCTACGCTGTATAATATTTGTTAACCCGTACCCTTCCGTACCAGGTTTTTCACGACTCGTACCGAGATGGAGGTATTTAATGAGATTTGTTATATCATTATCATACAAAGCAGATAACCCCCCTGAAAGAATAGTATTTTTACACCACCCTGACTCAAATATAGTATTGGTTTTTTCGAGTACTTTAATATTATACTCACCAAAAAGCTCTGTTTTGCATTCTATTTTCATTATAAGTAGGTAATGTTATATTTGATATTATCGTTTAGATTTGATATATATTCTCCTATAGGTATAGTATTTAATTCTTTAATATATGCTCCAAGACTATTAGTAGACATTAATATCCATTTATTATTGAAAGAACTTAAAGAAAGTGTATGTGTATTATCCAAACTCTTATATTCAAAATAATTTGTTCTATAGAGTATTTCATTTAACCCTATTACACTTAATTTATAACCGAAGTTAAAAATATCATCCGTAACACTCCCACTCATATCAAATCCTGACAGCACACCCTTAACAAAATTAACACTCAAAGTAGCAGTATCTGTTTGGTCTGTTATATAAGCTGGCGCAAAAATTTCTTTAGGTGGTGAAATAAACACAGGCTCGAAAGGTATTTCAGGTACACCAATATCATTAGGTATAATTGTTGTTGCAGCCTTAATATCTAACGTAGTTAAAGGTACCACCTCACTTCCAAAATCAAAAACTGGCTGGTATGCTTTTCCTTCTACATGGAAATTCTGAATATAACTAACAGGCACTGCACTTATAGATGTAGAGCTTATCGGCTTGGTAAAAATTACACCTGGGCGTAAAAACGCACTACCGGGAATTCCGAGAGTAACATTTTGTGTTAAAATATTCGTATACTGTTCAAGAGGCGATCGTCTATAATCAATGTATATTGTTCTACCTAAGTTTCCAAGTCTAGCGCGCATTGTTTTTTTCACGCCATCTACAATAGAAAAATTCGTTAATGCATAGTTTACCGAATACATATTGTAGCTATAAAAGGTTCTATCACCGTATGCGGGTGACGGGCCGCGAATTGATACAGAATTCGGTATTCTCTGGTCTTCAGACTTACCATCACGTAAAATAAATCCAGAATATGTTGTAGAAAGCGCAAAACACCCAGTAGAATCAAACCCCACTCCTAAAACTGCGCCTGAAAGACCACCATCTTCATAACGAAGACTAAAAATAGATGTTTGATCTGGTCGCCTAAACAAATCACCATTCGGTCTAGTGATTATATCTAAACTTTCATTATTATTCGTATACCCTAGGTTAATACCGAAAGATTGACTTCGTGGCACTATGCTGTTATCTTGTAAAAAAAATACAAACCCGAACTCTGTTTCTGGCGTTATTTTATCAAGATAATAATCAAAAGACCATACTATATCATAGTATGGTGAAAAACCTCTCTCATAAAGCAAAACAGATTTTGCAGTGTATAGATCTAAAAATGAGGAGTTATCTTCCATAATGTTATTTATGCTTTACAAACACACAGGTAATTCCTTTTTCACCTTTAAATTTTGTAATATGTGTGAGCTTAAACCCAAGCTTTTTATATTCTTTATATATAGTTTTAAAGTATTCTTTTTCGATATTTAAAATAACACTTTTACGTTTTTCGTCAACTAGAACGAAATCTGTAAACTCTTCTCCGAGCGTGAAAGCTTTTTCTTTATGACCCACATATTTATTTATACACTTAAACAATCTACTACCTGCTTTACCTTAGCGTGTAGATTAACTATATCTTCAAAAGTTACACTATCTGATAGAGATACTTTGTAATTCTCGAGTATTATTTTGAGTTTATAAAAATCTTCTTCATTAAGACCCTCAATAATTATTTCATTCATAATTTATAAAGTATAGCCGATAACGCGAATTGTAACGGAGTTTGTTGTCTGGTTTGTATTGCTTATTCTTAACGCAGTTGTCAAATCACCAGTTGATGTAGCAGATAAAGGTATTGTTGCCTGCTGGCTTGTAACGCGAGAATGACCACCGATTGCATTAATTAAAAATTCTGTTGATCCTACAGCTTGACTCGCTGTAGGATTAAGAAGACTAGTATTCGGAGCAGAACATACAATTCTTAAATCAGTGCCTTTAAACATATCACTATTAGCATTCCAACAATCAATAATAAGATTTTTCGCTTCAGGAGGCACACTATACATACCACCACCATTAACAATAGCACCATCCTTATTTGTTATATAAGGATATGCAGAAATAGTGAAATTGATCCCTGCTGTCGCAGTGTATGAATTTACTACCGTACATGGTGTTTCGAAAAATGCAATCGAAGAGGAAGTAGCATTATAAGCAGGTCGTGTGCCAGGTGCTAGAACCGCTTTTGTTCCTGCAGGTATAGAAGGCCTACCAGTGACCCGACCATACTCATCCACTGTAATACCGCCAAAAAATGTTGAAACAGATTCTAACGTGGTTGTTAGTGATAAATTAAAATTACCTGACAAATACGAAACAGTACTATCAGTAATATCTACACTATCGCGTGTTGCAGAAAGGGGAGAATTAAATTTAATAAAAGACGTAAAAACACTATCTGGTCTTGCTTTTATTATATAAAGTACACCAGTAGCGCTAATTGTTGAGGTACCTGTATTTAAATTATACTTAGTAGATGCACCGGGGGAATCTTGTACACCGTAAAGTACAGTATTTGTAAAATCAGGTACATTGAATGATGTTAAATTACCGCCATATGTAGTCCCAATAACAGCTGATAACGTGCGATAATCTGACCCTAAAACAGACTGCCCATTGCATAAAAGCCAACCACTCGGTGCGTTAGCTGCAGAAATAAATGGCATAATAGTACCAACAGGTACTTGACCAGCTGACCCTGCTACAACGACTGAAGTACTAGGCACAGCTTCTTTCCATGTGAATTGACCGGTAGCATCTGTTGCAAGATAATAACCGTTTTCCACACCACCACTAGGCCACTCATATGACTGGTTGCCAATTTTAAATTCTGCTGGTAAAGATAACCCATTACTACCAGTTATAGTAATACTATCTACAGCTATATCAGGGCTAAGAGAGATTCTATTATTACCATCAAGAGTAATAGAATTACCCAATCCAGCGGGATCAAACACCCCAGCGGAAAGTTTATTAACTGTTACTTGATTGTTAGTAGAAATATTAATCGTTCCATTACCTGGAGTGTATGAACCTCCAATTATTTCCCAATTATCAATAACGGTAGACGAGCCTGATCCTTTATATCTATATAGTTTTTTTGTATTTGTACTAAAAGCTATATCACCTACCGCTACGCTTGGTAATGTTGTTACGTCGTTTGTAGAAATAAGATTGTCATTTCCAACAATATTACCGCCAAGTGTCTGGCCATCACCAATATATAATCTTTTGGTGTCTGTTGTATAGCCGAGCTCGCCCTCGCTCAAAATAATATTCCGTCTATCAGCATCAATACCTCGACGTACAAGAAGCTTGAGTAGAGTGTTTTCAAATATTTCAATTTTTTTAGCCATAATCGTAATAGTTAATATGTAAAGACAGGAATTGCAAATCGTGAAATTTCACTACCATCTTGTGCTTCTGTTCCTTCAAACGTAACAAACCCAGCAGAAGAAAGCATAACAGCGAGACCATTACTCGAGACGACTGTAAATTGTGTTTGTTGTGTAAGCGGGGTGTTGTTTTCTATCTGCGTAGGCATACCGTTAAAAACGGATAATAAAGAAGAACTACTCACATTACAAGAAAGCACACCGGTAATTGTTGCAGCCGCGCTTGTTATTTGTCCGAAGGTATTATAATCTAAAGTCTTGAAGTAATTATTACCCGGTGACATGTGGATAGGTCTTAATTTTATAATACCTGTATCATTAAATAGCGTATCGTTATCAACATTAATAACATTTGTCTTTATAGTATTACCATCAATAGTAAACCCATCACCAAGTACATCGTTGTTAAAGCTAGCTACATTAACTACACTATCAGGAATATTGGTAATAGTGAGCATATCACTAGATGAACCAAAATATGTAGGATCAGCATCAATTTCTATCTGTGATTCTCCAGTAGTAGTGCTATAACCACCTTTAATGCCTTTACCGAATGAGATTTCTGATATATTTGTGTGGTTAATAACATTAACACCTATTTGGTTATTTTGTACTTTTAATGTTGTATCTATATTAGCAGAAAGACCAGTCGATGTAGCGACAATACCACCATAAGCAGCACTATCGGCAAATTTTGTACCTGTAATACCCCTATCTCTTATTTGTAATTTTACATCGTTGTTAAAATTTAAAGAAGTTTCGTCCGGATTCAAATTATTACTCACCCTAACCCATCCAGATAAGTGACCAAAATACGAACCGGTTAATTGGTAGATTTCTGTACCAGCATAAATAAAATCATTTGTAACAGCGTTTTCTTGATTTATAAGATTTGTATAAGATTCAATAGGGCTGTGAAAAATATTACTTACTCTTATACCTCCTGCTGTTATGCCATCACCCACAAAAACACGCTTTATATCAGTCGCATATCCCAACTCACCCTGTTCAAGGACAACAGACTGTCTTTGTTCGTTTGTACCGCGTCTAATTTTAAGTTTTATAATTGTTACATCAGGCATATCCTATTGTATTTATTTAATCACCGCTATCATCATTAAGAACATTAGGCCAAACATTTTTAATGTCTTCTATCTCTTCGGGCAGATATATCTTAGTAACATCCCGCAAAGCTTGCTTGTTTTGCTTAATATTAATAATTTTTTCCTCATTACCCTCTTCAAGAGCTAACATAAATTGATAATCTAGTTTTTGTAACCTTTGCAACCTAGCATGTCTCCAATAATTCCGTTGTATATCTTTTGCTTTTTTAACATCAATAGTGATAATAAAATTATCATCTATTACCCACGCATCACGAAAATAACAGTCAGGTAGTGTTTTATCGTCAAGAACAGCATATCGCGTACCCTCAGGCACTGTAAGACATATAACCTCATCAAGACTTATATTATCTGCAGGAGTTATAACTGAAACACCTTCTTCTGACTTATATACAATAACCTCCATTTTGCTTTAAATACCAAATACAACAAAACAAAACCCCGTTAAGTTTTCAATTCGATTATTTTCATGCGACCAGCAAATAAACTCAAAATAAGTTGTTGTTTTTGTTTTAAGTAAAATAGGATTTTCATCACCGTCATTATGATTACCAGGTGGTATAGGGTTATTTTGATCGCGCATATAAGCATTCTGTAAAACAACCGCATATAAATCATTAGCCATCGGTGTCGTAAAAGTAACGCGATAACAGCCCTTTGAACGCCAAGTCACACTAGCAATATTAAACCCCGTAACAGTATTAAATGTTTGTGTATTTGCGTTAAGGTTATTAGTCTTGGCGTAACCAAAAGCTTTTGCTGTGTTAGGAGCGGTAATACCGTTAATTGTGTTGGTTGAGGTGATTGTTTCTGCGGTGATATTCTTTCCAACTATAGCACCATCTTTATTCATGTATGCTGCTAACGACCCTGCTTTACCAGTTCCAATAGAGCCACCATCAGAGTAAAAATCAAAAGAAGTAACACCGCCGCCCCAACCTGAAGGTTTTGTATATTTTGTTGCGTGAGCTGCTAGCTGCACGTTCATATTACCTGTACTATCAACAGTTGTAAGCGGAATAAAATCTTCTGTTGTTCTATAATCAAATCCACCTATAGCAAATTGATCGCCACCTCCTCTAACATTATCACCTATTACAACACGTATTTGTGACGAATCGACATCTACGTTTGCCCGCGTTATATACATAACATCAGTGTTATCAGAAAAACCAAACATTAGTTTTGGATAACTTGACGCAGAAAGAGAGCGTATATTGCTATTTACTGGTGCGGTGTTAAGAACAATATCGTCATCTGTTCTAATTTTACCTGTAACGGTTATACCCTGTTTAGCGCGACCTATCTCCAAAGATGACTTATTACCATAACCATCATAAACGCTCTGCAACCCTGTAGCAGGCAGAGGTTCCCCGTTGACATGAAGAACGCTGGTATAGGTATCAGAAATATTAGTATTAGTTAATGATGCTGTTGCCATTTTTTATTATTTATTACTACTCACCGAGTATAACAGTACTTTCATTATTAAATGCTGGAATTAGATCATACCCTCGATCTACCTGCGTACTTTCAAACAGCTTAATTTGAAGGTCGTAAATACTATTAATAGCGCGATTAACAACCCCCAGTATGCTCTTTTCGTTTTCACTAATGAAGTATTTTTCTATATTTGGTGTATTAAGAAACCCATCAGTAAATTCCTGATCTGTAATATTTAAGAAATCAATATTATAGTTATATCCACTATCTGTTAAAGTAAATACTCCTTTATCGTAAAATCCTGTAAAGCGACCTATAATATTGTTCTTTAATGTGAAAATATCGTATAATACCTTATAAAGTTCCTTATTAATAGTTGATGCTTGAATATACTCATCTCTTGCAAGAGAAAAAGAATTAATTCCGTAATTTTTAAAGTTAAGCTGCTTGAGTATACTAACATAGTTACTAGGCTCTTGCATAAAATATATTCTTCCAGAACTAAAAAGGATAATATTATCGAAATTACCAGCAGATCTTGCTACCCGACACGATTTAAATAGATCATCAACAGGCTGTGAAAAATTTACCTGCTTTTTATTTATTATTACGTTTGCGGTTGAGGTATTCGTTTGCACAACATACGATGTAAGAGAATATGTAGAAAGATTAAATGTATAACCAGATATATCTTCAACAACAGTATTTGTTAAAATAGTAGATACAGTTTGTGTTTCTGTATTGTATACCGTTGATGTTAAAACAGATGTAGCTGTATCATAAACAATTGTTGAAAGATATGTTGTAATCGTATTATACAATATTGTTGAAGAGTCTGTACTGAGACTTGTTATAATTGTAACAAGCGAAGATAGATTTACAGAACTCACAACATTAAAACTTACATTAATTGAGCTTGTAGATGTTAAGACTGTAGTTATAGTATTAGCGCTAGTTGTTGAAATTAAAGTTGTAAAAGAGTTTGTACTCAAGCTTGAAACAAGAACGCTAATGCTTGAAGGGACAGTAACAATCGATGTATACCGTGCACTCTCATATAAATCAACATCAACATACGTATTTTTAAGTCCTGGCGTTACAGGTAATGCAGCCGACCCGATAGTGTAAAATGTAAGATGGTCGTTACTGCCTTGTATAGTAACAAACGGAGGTGTATAGACGTCATTGACAGTATTAACTAAAACTCTCGCACCGCTTAGCGATATTGGATCTACCAAATCAATCTCGACAAAACTGTTATTAGAAGTAGCTTCGTTGTCGGTATATAGTGGAACCCAAGGCTTAAGTGAAAGGCTATTATTAGTAGGTATGCTAAATATTTGCGTAGGGGGGTAAGGATATACCTGTGTATCATTGAAAGGTTCTAATTTTCTATAAAAATCGCCCCTTATAATATAATCCAACCTTTGATATTTTTTTGACCAGCTAGGAGCATTCCTTTTAAACAGAGGTATAAATTCTGTCTTATATGTCGATTCTCTTTGACCTGTTACAGGGTCAGGGCTCGTTATAGTATCAATTATTGTAATAGGCTGTGTAAAGGCTTTTTCTGCTTCTGCAGATTGTACTACAGGCTCCCAATTCCACCCTGTAAAACTATCAGTATTTTCGAGCTTAGGTATATCGAGCGTGACAGAATAAAGACCTGTTAAATTAGATGGTTGTGAAAGTGCTTGTGTATCTCTTCCTTTCACTGCGCTAAGCGCTCCATCTGTATGCATTAGAATGCGATAATACCTATAAGGCTTGGTTATAGGCGTTGAAACTACCTGTGTTAAAGTATTAACTACATTCCAATAAAATTTCGCATCTTTAAATTGTACTTGTGTATTATTCCAAAAGTTATTAATAGGTATTTTATTATTATAAACAAAATAATCCGTGTTCGGTACCTCAGTAACTACAATACTCGAAATAGGAATATTAAATGTCGACACAGTCTCTACAATACTTGTAGCTGTTCCAGCTACTGCTGATATTATCGGTACATCTATAGTGCTAGCACTTAGCGCAGTTAATAGGATTGTTTGAGTATAGGAACTTAAAATCTGTACCGGAATTTCAATATTCTGCGTACTAACTGTAGTTAAAAAAGTAACAAAAGTATTAGAACTAAGACTCGTTATAGGCGAAGTAACAGAACTAGCACTTACACTCGTAATAGTGGTTGTAAGTGTAAGTGTACTTAAAGTAGATACAGTGCTTGTAATAGTTGTCGTACTAAGACTAGTTAAAGTTGTGTAACTGGTATCCGAGCTAATCCCTGTAACAGTTGTGGTATATGTAGATGTGCTTAATGCTGAAACCGTTGTATGTAGCGTTGTTGTACTTAAAGCAGAAATTTGTGATGTTGTCGAAACAACATAATTATCCCACTCTTTTGCTCTATAGGTATTGATATTATTTGAAAAAATATTTTTAACTTGAAATCTACCCACTAGTGTGTTAGGTCTATTAATAAGTTTTTTATATGTATAATGAGATGTACATAAGTACCATATATTGCTATCGCTATGTGAAAACGAAATACTTCCTATTGTTTCTTCACTCTCAAGAACTTCTGGTAAAATATATTCATTACGTAATTTAAAATCACTATCATATACGTATAGCTTTATAACATTAAACTCAGTTGTTGTAATCACATATAAATTGTTGGTAAGCTGGTTAAACTCTATTGCAGCGAGCGTTTCAGATCTAAGCGGTATACCGCGTAATTGTTGTATAAAGTTAAAGTTTATATCGTATATTTTGCAAATATAATTGCTCGAATCATATACAACTACATTCTCGCTATTACATGATATCTGCTTAGGCTGCTTAAACCTCGAAGGGTCTGTTACTATCCCCAGACCTCCAATTACCTCGATAAAGTTGCGTCGATTAGCGAGAGCATAATCACCGGTAAAATAACCAGCTATTTCGTATTTATAAATAAGATCATTTTTAGAATCTGTTATATAAAGAAACTTATCATTAATAGTAATATCTTCCAAAAATCCAAACGGTAGCTCGTTTTCGACTGTTTGGATTTTATCAGATACTTCTACAATACTAGCACTTGCGTTATTACAAGTTAATGACACAAAAGCAGTATCTGTAATACCTAGAATAGCGTACGATTCAAGTTCTGTATTAATCTGCTTAACAACAAACTGCTTAATATCACCTAACGAACTAAAAACAGACGATGCATCAAACGTAACATTACCTTCAAACGATGTTAAACGTGTAAGTTCTGTATCATTTGCTGTTTTTACCGCTAAAAACGAAACATTGTCTGAAAACGGTATATTATTATTAGCTAGAAAAAGCCTTGAATATAAATATAAGTTATTTTCATGAAGTTTGTTAATCTTCTCCTTTACTATATTATAATTAAGGTGATCGTTACTACTAATAGTGACACTTTCGCGATTATATGGTAACTCTACAACATCATCAACAACACGATCAAGAAAGTATTTTGAGGTTTTTAAATCTGTAGCAAAGCACTGTATCGGCGTTAGAAGCTTGCGTGTATCGCTCACACAAGGAATACCATTAATTACCTCAACATAACCCTCAAAAGCCTCCGAATCTAACTGAAACTCGCCTATGTTACTAAAAAATCTTTTATATTTGCTATAATCTATCATCTGCTATCAAGAAAATTTATATTATTAATACTAATACCTATAGGTAGTAGGCTTCTTACCTGCTCAAACACCACATTGCGAATATCATTACGTATATTTTCATTTGCTATACTTAAATTTTTAATATTAATATCGATATTTTTAGAAGAATTATCATTAGAGTATTTAAACACGCGTTCTATTTCTTCAATATTATTCCGCTGACCGCAAGGAATAGATAAAACAAGATCGTTAATTGTTGTATCATGTAAACTTATTGCTATTATTTCATCATCTCTAACCGCTCTATCATAAATAAACAAATTCTTCATTTCAAGTCCGTTAATGAAGTATGAACCTGGCTGACGTAGATATGTTGCGAGATCTACTCCGTTATAAAATCCTGTTGTACCGATAAAGATATCATCTGCAAATATATTTTGTATTTTATATTTACCAGGCGATACAGTAAGATTCTTATACTGTACACCATCAACAAAAAGTGTTATGTTTCCTTGTATCGAGTCGAATCTATATGTAAAGGTATGGTAGCCTATATCTATATCTTGTAAATTAAAAATAATATTTTTATTAATAACATCTTCGGTGTTTAAATAATTAACAAGTGTTAAATTAAATCTAAGCGCGTTATTAATTTCTGTCGTTGCAATATAATTAAAATTTGTCTGTGGATGCCTAGCACCAACCCCCGGAGGTGTTTTTATCGCATATTGTGCCGAGAGTCCTAAACTATACGGTGTGATATTAACATCACCTTCTTCTGGTTGTACGAGGGCTAAATGTAGGTTATTCGTTCGGTCAAGAAGAAGTAAGCTTAGCGAGGTAAGCCGTTCCGGTAAGCTATAATCTGCCTTAACAAAGTCTACTCCTAAAATTTTACTACCCGATAATATATCATTAGTATTAGATAGCGCTATATCGTAAAGCTTTCTTCTTTTATCAGAAAATAATGTCACGTTATCACCCCACGCAATAGCTATATTTTTTTCATCATCAATATTAAAGTCAGTAATAGCGTAATTAGACTTCGCAAAAGTATCAAGAACATTTGTCTTGAGATCATATCGAATCAAAGAGCGACCTGACTGAACATAAAAAATCTTGCTAGAATTATATGCATCAAATTTTACCCTATCACCTGGCACATAATAATATATATCATTATACTTTATAATACTTTGAGCGTAGTTTTCTATTAACGGTAAGTCTTTATAAATCGTAAGAGGCTCTGCATTAAAATACGATACTATCTGTAAACTATATTTACGAACCTGTATGCATGCTCCGGCCTCATTAACAAGAAAAGTAATAGTCTCATCATCTTGGTGAAAGTTTTTATAGCCGACAATCTCAGGTAAAATTTCAAGCTTAACTTTATTTCCGAGTGCATTAACTTTATAAATGTAACCATCATTACACGCAACATAAAAATCTTCTAGTGGCTTGTTAATAATAAGATCACGTATAGGCTTATCAAACGTAGTCTGTGAGAGTAAGACATAATCGGTGTTATAAATATATAGTTTCTCTTTATTACGTACATATATAAACGGAGTTATAACTACATCGTTTTGTACACCGAAGCCATGTGATGTCTTATTACCGAGTATTTGATAACCGTAAGACTTATCTGGGTTAACATAAAGCTCAAACGATATAGTAAACTGGCTGGTGTTGTTAATCTCTGCTACGCTGTATCTATTATATTTTGTAGAGTCGTAGAGTATACTAGTTCCTTCAAAAGGAACTATATTATTTTTCGTATTATAGTAACTTGTAATACCGTATACATACGGGCTAGACAAACGAACCACCTGTTTGAAGTCCTGGCTATCCAATCTTTGATACATCATTTTAGCATTCGGCTCCAGACATACATCGCTTGTTTTATCAAAAAATGCTTCTTTGGCGACATCAGATGCATAGCGTCTTATAACAGTAGTATCTACATCGTTTAAAAACGACGTTCTAAAATTTTGTGCAGTAAGAGCTGCTTCTTTTGTAATAGCGTCAGGGTAATAATACCGATCTACCCACAATCCTGATGCTTGTAGGTTATTTGCTGACAGCCATGTACATAAATACCGACCATTATTACTTTGGGTGGTGTCTTTTCTTTTTAAAAACACCTTATCAGAAAATAGCGGTGATGGACCGCCTAAACTACCATTTAATACAAACCTAGAATCGTTTATATTTAACTTATCATATGGGTATATAGAAGAAGGTACGGTGAAGTATGTATCAGTACCGTTTTTTATTTTTATATCTTTATCGTAAAAAACGTAATTAAGACTTATATTGTCATTGCCCTTTTCTTGATCGTTTCCCGTGTGCAATGTTGTATATTCACGAAAATCTGCATCAGGAGTGTTGTATTTATCTGTAAAAAGATTAGATCCACGCTTTATAAAGCCTTTTTCAGAGCGATCTGTGTTTAATGTTAGGTAATTGAGATTTAAATTAGATGGGTCGTTGTACGCAGTGTGTAGAAGGTACTGACCTGGCCTATTGTAACTTGAGCGCTCGTCATCTGGTGTTAAGGTATTAACTTTATTTTTATCATAACCAACCCAACTCGAATTACCCTTTAATTCAATCTTATTAAAAGCATAATTAATACGAATAAGCGTGTTGCTTGACTTGTTCAAAGTATTGCCAATTATCGGAATAAGTGTAAGCTTCGTGCCACTCAATGATAGTATTTTAATTTCATCGTCAACACGCTTAAATAGTTGTAAATAGCCATCATCGTCTACAAGATATCTAAACATATCGCTACGTTCAGATGTAAGTGGTATACTTTCCGATCTATAGTTAAAAAATGCAATTTGATCTTCATTTACTGCATTAAGGAAAAAATCATATTTACCATTATTGTGTTTTATACGTAAAAATTCATTACTTAAGAACTCTATTTCAAAATAAATATTATTTAAAAAAGTCGTACATAAAGAAGGTGTCACGGTATATGGCCGTGTTGCATCTGTCGCAGACAGACCTGTTGTACTATAGATATACAAATATTTAAAATTATCGGCACCGTGTAGGGGGTTAAAAATGAGCGGCGATGTAATATTATTGCGAGTATTATCCTTTACATCATAAGAAAAAACATCACTGTGAAGGCGCTTATTTGTAATATACTGCGAGGTATAATTGTTTATCGTTGTATCGTTTATACCAGAAAGGGCGTCAATTTCGTTAAGTGTAAATCCCTGCTCATATGTTGTTTTTTGCTGTTTATAGGTAAAAAACGAATCACTATATGTTGCTGTGGGAGTTAATATTGAAGCAACGCTATATATATCTAGAGTATCCACTACCATTATTTATGTGTATGAAAGTTTTTAGTGTGGTAATTTTTCGATACCCATATAAATAGTTTGAGATTTATAAATATGGCCAAAAAAAAATCACAGCCAACAATTTTTATACAAATTGCAGCGTATAGAGATCCACAATTGCAGCCTACAATAGAAGATTGTATCTCAAAAGCTAAAGCTCCTAAAAATTTACGCTTTTGCATTGCATGGCAGCATGCCCCAGAAGATGTTCTACCTGAAGCGTATTTTAATGACTCGCGATTTAAAATTATCGATATACCCTATCAAGAGAGTAAAGGCGCGTGCTGGGCGCGCAATCAAATTCAGCAGCATTATAACGGTGAAACATATACATTGCAGCTAGATAGTCACCATCGGTTTGTACAAGACTGGGATCAACAACTGATCGATATGCTTGAAGGTCTTAGAAAAAAAGGTCACAAAAAACCTTTGTTAACCGGTTATATTTCAAGCTTTGACCCTGATAACGACCCAGCTGGCCGTGTTGATGCGCCGTGGAAGATGGATTTTGATAGATTTATACCAGAAGGTGCAATATTCTTCCTACCAGCTACAATACCAGCAGAGCAACGACACGAGCCCGTGCCTTCACGATTCTATTCAGCACACTTCTGTTTTACTGATGGTATTTTCTGTAAAGAAGTGCCACATGACCCCGAATATTACTTCCACGGTGAAGAAATATCTATTGCTGTACGAGCATTTACATGGGGCTATGATCTATTTCACCCCAATAAAGTTATTGCTTGGCACGAATACACGAGAAAAGGTAGAACAAAGCAGTGGGACGATGACAAAGATTGGGGTATTCGCAATGAAAAATGCCATTTAAAGAACAGAAAGTTATTTGAGATGGATGGTGAGGTTCGTGATATAGATTTTGGTATATATGGATTCGGACCGGTAAGAACACTGCAAGAATATGAACACTATGCAGGTATAAGCTTTAAGAAAAGAGCTATTCAACGCGAGACATATAACCACATACCACCACCAAATCCACAATACAAGACGCAAGAAGAATTCGAAGCCTCGCTGCTTCATATCTTTAAGCACTGTATTGATATTACCTATACGCAGGTACCTGAAAAGGATTATGAGTTTTGGGTTGTTGCGTTCCACGATGAAAAAGACGATACTCTTTATAGGAAAGATGCACATATTGATGAAATTAATAATATGATGCAGGATCCTGACGGGTATTGTAAAATTTGGAGAGACTTCCAAACAACCTCTAAACCAAAATATTGGGTTGTATGGCCATATAGCACATCAAAAGGATGGTGTGATAGAATAACCGGTAATTTATAAAATATGAAGATAGTTGTTTGTCAATATTACACTTCAAATATTTCTTATGGTAAATTTTCTGAAGAAATTAATAAAAAATATTGTGAAGATAATGGTTATGTTTATTATCTTGAAAAAGATGGTAATAAAATAAAAAATAAAATAGGTTCTCGTTCGTGTCATTGGTATAAACCTTTTTTAATTGAGGAAGTTTTTAATTCACATCCTGATTGTGAGTATATCTTATTCATGGATATTGATGCAGTTTTCTGTAATAATAAGAGACAAATTGAAGAATTTATTACTAATGACTTTAGTATATTAATGACTGAAGATCACGGACCATCACTAGTTAATTCTGGTGTTATGTTAATAAAAAATAATCAATTCTCTAAAGATTTTATAAAAGATTGGTGGAATATATGTGAAGAATATCCTTTGTATAAAGAAGGCTTGTGGCATGATCAAACATGTATTGGTTTATGGTATAACAGACAAGAAAATACTAATGAATTTAAAATAATTCCAAATGACGATTTTAACGCTAGAGAATATAAATCCGATAAATTTATCTTCCATGCGTTTTCATATGGTATGTTACCCAATAGAACTATAGATTCAATCTATTACGACAAATTTAATATTGATAAACAATTCCAAGATAAAAATTTATATGAGATTGGTGAATATTTTGGGACCGATAAACAATATCTTCACAACTATTACAACAGATTTTATCAAAAATTATTACAACCGTATCAAGAAAAATGTGATATTTTAGAAATCGGTGTTTTAGATGGTGCGTCACTAAATGTTTGGAACGAATATTTTGATGAAGGGGTTATTCATGGTATTGATATTAATAATTACCAATCAGATATTGAGAGGGTTAGGATGTTTAATGTAGACCAATCTAATGAAGATTCTTTATATGATTTCTCAAACAATGGATTTATGTATGATGTAATTATTGATGATGGTTCTCATAAAATGAACGATGTTCAAATTACCGCACAGATTTTATTCGAGAATGTTAAATCGGGTGGTGTACTAGTAATTGAAGATTTACAAACATCGTTAGAGTGTAGAATGCCGTCAAAGGCGGTATTTGGCTGGGGGGACCCGACTAAAACAACAGCATTAGACATGTTAAATAGTATTATTAATGGTAATCCATATACCGATTATAAAACAGAAAGGTGGGAATCTTTCCTAAACAATATAGAATCAATTCAAATATCTAACGATAGAGACGATTCAATCTACGCAATTATTATAAAAAAATGAATGCAATAGTATATCATATTTTTTGTGTTGGTGATTACTTAAATGTTGTAAAATCACAAGTAGAGAAATTAAAAGTATCAGGATTATATGATTGGTGCGATACTTTAGAGGTATCTTGTGTGGACTTAGAAGGTAAATATCAAGGTATTGATGAAATCTTTAATGGAATGAATAAAGTTAATTTATTCAAAACAAATCAAAACACTTACGAGTATTGGGGTATTAATAAAGTTTGGGAATTATCACAAGAAAATGATGGTAAAGTATTTTATTTTCACGCGAAAGGTGTATCAAATACCTACAAAAATTTAGTAACCAAAGAAATTTCAAATTGGAAAGTTGAGGGTATTAAAATTTGGAGGGATGCTTTAGAATATTACCTTATAGATAACTTTCAAAAATGTATTGATGATTTAAATGAACACGATACTTGTGGTATGACTTGTGTTGGTAATTGGTTTTGGGGTAATTTTTGGTGGGCTAATTTGTCATTTGTTAGAGGGAATGATAAACCTGTTCATGGAGATAGATGGTATTTTGAGAATTGGTTACATCATGCTAGACATTATAAATCCAAAGAATATTTTCATTTTGAGTGGAACCCCTACTTTTCAAATTTACCAATAAATGCTTATATAGACTTAGAATTTTTTAAGAATAAAGAGATTGAGGTGTTAAATGGTTTATTTGGTACAACAGGAATTCAATTAGACGAAGGGTATCCTTCAGAAATCCCGATACAACAAAATGATGTAACAGAACTAATTGTTGATAATTTAAAAAGTAATAATGGTAAGTTTATTAATTTACGTGTGGATACTAACATTATGGGTGAACCAATTCATGATATGAGAAAATTTCTAATTATGATGATTAAAATTGGTAGTGAAACCTATAGAATTGCATATAATGAAAACTTTAATGTAAGTTTAAAATTTGAGTAAAATATGAATAAAAATATTACAATAGTGACCGGTCTTTGGGATTTAGGTAGAGGAGACATGAATGGGTGGGGTAAAAGAGATTTTCAGCACTATAAAGATAAATTTTTTGAACTGCTTGAAACAGATTGTCAATTATGTATATGGATTCCAAAAGAATTAGAAGATGAAGTTTTAAAAATTAGAGACAACAAGCCTACTAAGATTTTTATTAAAAATACTGAAGATTTTGAAGTGTGGAATCCTTTTTTTAATGACATTCAAAAAACTAGAGAAAATAATGATTGGAAAAACTTTGCTGGGTGGTTGCCCGAATCGCCGCAAGCAGCTTTAAAGTACTACAATCCAATGATGTTCACTAAATTCTTTATGCTGAATGATTCAGCTATTACTAATCCATTTAATAGTGAATATTTCTTTTGGATCGATGGAGGATTAACAAATACTGTTAATGAAGGGTATTTTATTCATGATAATGTTTTAGATAATTTAGAGAACTATACTCGCTGTCATAATGATAAATTTATTCAAATTTCATACCCGTATGAGGGTAATGATGAAATTCATGGGTTTGAAAGAACAGCTATAGCTCGATATTGTAACACAGATTATGTTAATTATGTGTGTCGTGGTGGTTTTTTTGGTGGTAGTAAGGAAAACGTTCATAAAATGAACCAATCTTATTATTCTATAATGCACGATACATTAAAAGAGGGGCTAATGGGTGCAGATGAGTGTTTATTTACAATACTCTCCCACAGACATCCAGATTTAATACATAGATTCGAAATTAGCGGCAATGGTTTAGTGTGGCCATTCTTTGAAGAGCTCCTTAATTATAGTGACGACAAAGTAAAGGGTAAAAAAATGCCTCTTGACACCTCAAATACAGCTCTATATGTTATTGGGTTCAACAGTCCAGCACAATTTGAAACACTAATAACATCAATGTATTCATATGATGGGGATTTTATTAAAATGCCGAAAAAGTTCCTTTTAAATAATTCAACCGACTTATCAACAACAGAAGAATACATCAGGTTGTGCCAAAAACACGGGTTTGAACATATTAAAAAGGATAATTTAGGTATTTGCGGTGGTAGGCAGTGGATAGCAGAGCATGCCGATGAAGAAGGATTTGACTTTTACTTCTTTTTCGAAGATGATATGTTTTTCTATCCCAAAGAAGGTGAAATATGTAAAAATGGCTTTAACAGACACATACCTAATTTATATAAAAGCGCTCTACACATAATTAAACAAAATAATTTTGACTTTTTAAAGTTAAATTTTACAGAATTTTACGGAGATAACAGCACTCAGTGGTCGTGGTATAATGTACCTCAAAATATTAGGGAAAAATTCTGGCCTAACAACCCAAAATTACCTATTTCCGGTATTGACCCTAATGCCCCGAAAACAAAGTTCAATTTAATAAACATTTACAATAAAATACCATTTATTACTGGCGAAATATACTATTCTAATTGGCCTCAAGTTGTTTCTAGGCACGGAAACACAAAAATGTTTTTAGATACAAAATGGACACACCCACACGAACAAACTTGGATGTCTCACATGTTCCAAATGACCAAAGAAGAGCAACTTACACCAGGCTTATTACTTTTAACACCAACAGAGCATAATAGGTTTGACTTTTACGACGGTAAGTTACGAAAAGAGTGCTAGTTTATTTCTCTGTTAAAGAACAGTGCTACTCAACTGGCGGATAAGGATTATACGGGTAAGTGTCTGCTTGAAACGCTAGCTGATAGGGGTCTGTTTCGTATGTATATGGTCCAAAATATTCGTCCCATGTCATGTCATAACGATAATATTCACCGCATGGATTAGAATAAGTGAATTGAGAAATAGACGGAAACGGGTCATACCCTGTATATCCATCTCTCGAGTCAGACCAAGAATTGTCACCGGTTCGATAATTCCAAGAATCATATGATGTTTGTTGAGTATAGTACCATGTTCTAACCACTTGGTCCCCAAATCCTGGAACCGACACGCGTACCCATGTACTATGTTCTTCAGATCGCGATCTAGATAAAGGGCCAGCGCATACGTTAGTCTCAGAACTCGTTGACACTCGGTCAGATTCTGCAGAGCCGAAATCTTCCCACGTCCGTGTCGTTGTAAAAGAGTTAGGGTTTTGTGTAATATTATAAGTTACATTTTCTATTATTGTATAACTACCACGGTCTGACCAATTATACGAATAATTATATGTAGTATAGCATCCTGGCAATCCATTATCCCATGTTCGGTTATCTGCACAAACACCATCTTTATTCGGACCTTCACATATAAAGGTATCTACCCGCTTTCTAGTTTTATAAAGTGTATTGTTATACCAATATCCAAGAGTCGCACCTCCAATAAAAACCTCATCGGTATTATCAGGACCACCATAATTATCGAGATTAAGATCAGAAGGTAAAACCGCGCACATAGACAAAACCTGAGGCGTGGAAGTAGGTGTTGGTGTCTGCGTAAGCGTTTGTGTTGGTGTTAGTGTAGGTGTTAATGTAGGCGTCTGCGTAGGTGTCTGTGTGGGTGTTAGCGTTGGTGTAAGAGTCGGTGTTAGTGTGGGTGTAAGAGTCGGTGTTAGGGTGGGTGTCGATGTCTGTGTAGGTGTTAGCGTTGGTGTTTGTGTTAATGTCAGTGTGGGCGTTTGTGTTAGCGTTCGCGTAGGCGTAACAGTGCGTGTAGGTGTTTGTGTAGGTGTTTGTGTTGGTGTTAGTGTAGGTGTTGGAGTCGGCGTTAGTGTTTGTGTAGGTGTAGGTGTTGGCGTGCCAGTTACTGATGTCTGGGTTGGTGTTAGTGTAGGTGTTAATGTAGGCGTCTGCGTAGGTGTCTGTGTGGGTGTTAGCGTTGGTGTAAGAGTGGGTGTTAGTGTGGGTGTAAGAGTAGGTGTTAGCGTCGGTGTCAGTGTAGGTGTTTGTGTTGGTGTTAGCGTTGGTGTTTGCGTTTGAGTCAGTGTAGGTGTTTGAGTAGGCGTAACAGTGCGTGTAGGTGTCTGTGTCGGTGTTAGCGTTGGTGTTGGCGTCGGCGTAAGACAAGGAACAGACATGTAACATATTTTATCATACTTGTAGATATAGATAGTATAAACTCCTTCAATTACGCTTGATGTATACGTATAAGGTAATACCACATCACCAATAACAACCTGTGATGTATTAATACACGGATCGAAGAGAATATTAGCTGCTTCGCCCTCAAAGTTATTAGAAGTTATTATTACCGTTTTCATTATACGTATTTTCTAAACCACGTTGTTGTTATTTAATCATTAGGTAGGAGTATAATTACGTTACAACCATCCCATTGCTGTATGTACCTTCTGGTGTATGTACTGTTTCAAAGTACGGAGTTTTCCAATCAGATTTTAAGTAACAAGCAAGAGCTCCACTAGGTCCAGCGGTATTAGCAGCCGCGGTAATTTCCCATCCAATATCAGTCATTTTCATAATAACAGAACCTATGTTCGGGCAGGGATCTCCTGCACTGTTGTAAGCGGCGAAGTTTCCATTCCACGCACAACTACCCAGTTCGCGGTACACTCGTACGCTGTAAGATCTAGCAAAATATGGTGGATTGTCTGTCCAGCTAACAGTATATTGAGAGTTGAAGAAATCATAAACATAACCCGCAATAAGATGAGTTTGGAAAGTTTCTACACCATCGCGGTAAACTGCCCAGCCTCCAGATCGGAGGAACACACCATTGAAGCCCTCGCCGTAACCAAGGCCAAGACCCGGTAATATTACCTTTTCTCTGACTACACCACCTGAAAGCGGTGTAAGTAACCCAACCGCAGAAGGTAAATGATCGTATTCTGCAGTCCATTGAACATAGCCAGCTGTTTCATCATCTGGATCCGGATACAGTGGAACAGAATAACCAGGGTACCAACCACAATTCTCTAACACCGGCGTCGGCGCTGGTGTAGCAGTATACGTCGGTGTCGGCGTCGGTGTTTCTGTTAATGTCGGAGTTGGTGTCGGTGCTTCTGTTAATGTCGGTGTTGGCGTCAGCGTTGGTGCTGGTGTTTCTGTTAATGTAGGAGTTGGCGTCGGCGTCGGCGTCGGTGTCGGCGTCGGTGTTTCTGTTAATGTCGGAGTTGGCGTCGGTGTCGGCGTCGGTGTTTCTGTTAATGTAGGAGTTAGCGTCGGTGTTTGTGTTAATGTCAGTGTAGGCGTTTGTGTTTGTGTTCGTGTGGGTGTAACAGTGCGCGTAGGCGTCATCGTAGGTGTAACAGTACGCGTAACTGTTTGAGTCGGTGTTAGTGTAGGTGTCGGCGTCGGTGTTTCTGTTAGTGTTGGTGTTGGGGTTGGGGTCGGAGTACCAGTTACAGAGGTTTGCGTAGGTGTGAGGGTAGGTGTTAATGTCTGTGTAGGTGTTGATGTCCGTGTGGGTGTTTGAGTAAGTGTTAGTGTAGGTGTCTGAGTGAGCGTCAGTGTAGGTGTTAGCGTCGGTGTTAGTGTAGGTGTTTGTGTTGGTGTTAGCGTTGGTGTTTGTGTTAATGTCAGTGTAGGCGTTTGTGTTTGTGTTTGTGTAGGTGTAACAGTACGCGTAGGCGTCATCGTAGGTGTAACAGTACGCGTAACTGTTTGTGTTAACGTTGGTGTCTGTGTTAATGTAGGAGTTGGCGTCGGTGTCGGCGTCGGTGTTTCTGTTAATGTAGGTGTTTGTGTTGGTGTTAGCGTTGGTGTTAGCGTTGGTGTTTGTGTTTGTGTTTGTGTAGGTGTAACAGTACGCGTAGGTGTTTGTGTAGGCGTAACAGTGCGCGTAGGTGTAGGTGTTGGCGTGCCAGTTACTGATGTCTGAGTGAGCGTCAGTGTAGGTGTTGATGTCCGTGTAGGTGTTAATGTCCGTGTGGGTGTTTGAGTAAGTGTTAGTGTAGGTGTCTGAGTGAGCGTCAGTGTAGGTGTTTGTGTAGGCGTAACAGTGCGCGTAACTGTTTGTGTTAGTGTAGGTGTAGCTGTTGATGTTGATGTTTGTGTCGGTGTCGGTGTCAATATAACAGGTTCAAAATCGCAAGTTATGTTTGTAAGCGTTGGCGTAGCTGTAGGTGTTTGTGTAGGTGTCTGTGTAGGTGTTAGCGTTGGTGTTTGTGTTGGTGTTTGTGTTGGTGTTAGCGTTGGTGTTTGTGTTGGCGTCCGTGTAGGTGTAACAGTGCGCGTAGGCGTCATCGTAGGTGTAACAGTACGCGTAGGCGTCATAGTAGGCGTAACAGTCTGTGTTGGCGTAGGCGGCGGTGTTGTTCCAACTGTAGCAGTTTGCGTAGCTGTCGGAGTTACTGTCTGCGTTACCGTCTGCGTTAGCGTTGGTGTTTGCGTCGGTGTTAGCGTTGGTGTTTGCGTCGGTGTTAATGTTGGTGTTTGTGTTGGAGTTGGTGTCTGTGTTAGTGTCGGTGTTAATGTTTGCGTTAGCGTTGGTGTCAGCGTTAGTGTTGGTGTTGGCGTAGCAGTACTTGTTACAGTAGGTGTAGGTGTAGGAGCAGGCAGAACAGAAATAGCTGTAAAGCTCGTAGCGCTCCCCCTCGTATTACCTACCAAAACAGTATATGTAGTGTTTATTAAAGGGGAAACTACATACATACCACATAGTGGTATGTTTCTCGTCGAAAAATCACCACGAGCAATCTCTGCATTTATACTCTTCCATGAAAGGATAGCCGAACCTCCATATTCGATTACTGGTCGCGATGTAAAGAGCTCTACTTCTGGTAAAAGCTTAACAGGTACATTGCTTAAAGAACCTACATATGTTTGCCTGTTATTATTTCCTTCAAAATTAAAAAAAGTAAAATTACCTTCTGAAGGAATAATTTGCGTGTTTATTATATCAAAATTTCCTATTTCGTCATAAAAGGAATTTTGAAATATGTTAATAGGCTGAATTATACCAACTGTCGCGCCATTATTATATACAAAAAGAAATTGTGCTGTTAGAGGCGCGTTATAACTACTCAACGTATTGTAATATCTATGTGTATACTGAGTCGCAATACTACCACCTATTTTACCGTTTACGATTTCATTAAAAATAGACTGCTCTTTATAGTCAAAAATAAGATCCTTTTGAAAAAACTCCTTACTACCATCCCCCCAGTCGATTTTCAAAAACAAAACATCATATGACTCTTCATTTACCCCTGTTAAAACAAAATTTATAGCAGAGCTGCCTTTTATATCGAGCGGTGCCTTAAAAATAACATTGCTACCCTCTACAACAGGTAAGTCGTAATAGATATTAGCGTAATTCATAGGACAAAGCTTCCATTATTTATAATAGCAGTGCCGATAATGCTATATGAAGAGAGAAACACTGTAGAAGTAGAATAAAAATCAGAAGTTCGTATTGTTTTATCGTGTTTAAAGTATTTACCTGACTCAAACTCTACATCGCCGTTATTATTAATAAAAAACGCGTAATCAAACAAGTGAAACAGGTTGTTATTGTCAACACCTATAAAAGTTATCTTATATGTATCATTATAACTATTGTATACCAGTTGCGGCTTGTGAATACCGACAATATTAAAATTACAATCTTCTGTAAAGCTAGATTGAAGTGAAAATAGTGTTGAGAGACTTTGATTTCGCGAATCTAACGGGAATAGCTTCTGATATGTGTTGTCTTTTATGTTATATTGATAAATGGATGGTATAAGTGCTTTATTGTTACCAGCAGAAGTATACGCAACCCCGGTATAAACTACAAAAGTATCTTCTTTTTGAGTAGTTTCAACCGTATAATCGTCATAATCATAAAACGCAAATATACCATCATCATTTTGTGTTGTAATTGGTATTTCTATTTGTGTTTCGATAGCACCCGAACCACCTGTAGTAGCTAATTCATAATCTACCATATACATAAATGGTGAAACAATGCAGAAAGTTATTGTTTTATCTTCTTCATTAAAGAATCGATTAGAAAACCTACTTATTGGCGAGTCAGGTAATAGCTTAAACACAGTATTTTTTGTGCTTGGAGGTGAATAGTTATTATCCTCATAATGTATTTTATCAAATATAAGATAATTTTCTGTTTCAATAATAATTGTATCGTATACTACATCAAAATCTTTCGGTATATGGTAGATTTCTGCTTTTATATTTTGTGAGTATTTATTAAACACAATGCTCAGTGATGTAGATAGAGGAAGCGAAAGGGAATGCGCCTGATTTTTAACAAACAGCTTACCTTCAAGAGATTTTTTAACTGTTTGTGATAGATATCCACTTTGTGAAGATAGAGGCGACAGTTTTGTTTTTGAAGACTCAGCAACCACATCGTATAAATAATAATTACTGCCATATTTATAATCGTTGGTAAGTGTAAGATCATCTGTAAAATATCCACAATCATAATCTTCCACATTACGACTTGATAACATAGACCGTACATTTATTGTAAAATCGGCGTTTGTCTGCTCCGTTTCAATAGCAAAACCTGACTGCGCCAGTATATCCTCTAACGACAATTCATCAGTAATATATTCAAATGTTGGTATTGTAGAGGATGTTCTTGCTAGCCCACCCTCTGCGAGGGTTGAATAAAAGTAATTTTTCGGAGAAGGGTAATCTCTTTCATCCGCACGCAACGGATCAGGCAATGCATCACTATCTAAAAAGGTAAACCTACCACCATCCCGGAATGCCGCTGCAATATTCCGCGCAGCTTGTGAGAAATCTTGATAGGGTAAAAATTCTCTAAAATAAAGTGTGAGAGGCGATCCAGACAGTGTAAAGGTAGGCGCGTTATTGAAGTTGACCGTCAGCGCTGAAATTCCTGTACGTATAGTGCTACCACTTATATCATCTGTATTATAATTAAAATTATACCCCTCGTTAACATCATAAAAAACATGACCATCTATTAAATTGTTAACGATTTTAGCATCAGCTACTTCACTTATTTCTCTAAATGTTTGACCAAACTGATCTTTAAATAGTGCATACTCATTACCATAAATATCATACTGTACTTTAGTTATATAACCGCGATTATACAAATCAGAAAAATTTAAATTAAGGCTAGTCTCATCAACGATTGTTTTTTCTATATTTTGTTCACGTGCATAATACGGTGTAAACGTCTGCTCACTTGTACTTACAAGCGGGTCACCCTGCGCAAATCCGAGTGAAGACGTAGCTACATCCGATCTATAATCTTCAATAAACACTATTGGATAATCAGGCTGTGAATTTATCGATACATTACCGTAAACAGCAGGATCAGGGAAGATATATATCTTTTGTTCTGTTAGTTTATCAGGGTTAATTGAATATGTAGAATTATTGCTGTTAAGTTGAAAAAGACCTGTTTTATCCGGCTTAAAGAAAAGGCCTATATTACGAAGCATGTTAACTGATTCCTTTAATCGAGGCGATAACTTTGTATTAAAAGACGAGACAACACCACCTGCACCACCACCTAACCCACCTAACCCGCTTACTCCACCACCTGCACCACCACCTAACCCGCTTACTCCACCACCTGCACCTAAACCGCCACCTAGCCCGCTTACTTCACCACCCGCACCTAAACCGCCACCTAAACCACCAATATTATTAGAAACAAAAGCAGTAGGTATATAATTATTATTTGTATTAATACCTAACGCGCTCTGTACATTAGAATTATTAACATTTGTTCCAGGAATAATAGTACCTAGCAGACTACCACTTTGTATCCCCGCATAATCACCTCCTATATAAGGTATACCGACATTTATAGTTTCAACACCTTGTGAACCAACACCTGGACTGCCTGCTCCCGAACCACCACCTACAAATCCATCAAACCCTAATGTTCCATTTAGCGCGTTATAATCTGAATTATTAATATTGTTAAGATTTAGATCCTGATTGTTTATCGCTATAGGGTCTAGATTTACCACTTCACCGTTTATTCCTACGAATTGATCTATATAGCCTATATCAGGTTGAATCTGCGCTGGTGTTGTAGGTGTATTAGGCAGCTGTAAGTTAGGTATATTTGCCCATGGCTGCTCTGCTTTAAAAAGAATTCCTGTTACAGGTTGCGTCCCTGTTGTATCAATATAATGAAAATCAACTCCGATATATTTTGATATTAATTTGCGTTTAAGTTCAGCTAACTCATCAGAAGGTATTCCATCTTTTAATTCCTGATCCTGTCTAATCAAATCAATAGGGTTAGCAGGATCACAAACCGGGTCATATTGCAAAACAATATTAGCGAGCAGCGGCAAATCTTGCAAGAAAGCAGCACTACCAAACACAGCCGCGTAACTATCATCTGGAAAATATAATCTCGGGTCAATAGCATTTATATTTGAGGTATATATTTCGTCTCTAAGAGGCTGTAAGCTTAGTAAATCATTAGGGTTAAACGATATACCTATGCTACTATTACTACCTACGCCAGCGCTCGTACTTGTACCTACCCCCGTACCTGTACCGCTACCCAACCCTGTACCCGTACCGCCCAAACCACCTGCTCCTACACCGCCACCTAACCCCGTACCTGTACCTGTACCGCTACCCAACCCTGTACTCGTACCACCTGCTCCTACACCGCCACCTAACCCTGTACCTATATCACCCAAACCACCTGCCCCTACACCTAACCCCGTACCCGTACCACCGCCTACCCCTCCACCTGTACCTATATTACCCAAACCACCTGTACCTACTCCACCTGTACCTGCTCCACCTGTACCCGCTCCACCTGTACCCGCCCCTGCATTAGTTGTATCAATACCAATAAGTGTATTGTTCACGACACCTGCACCTATTTGCGCTGCAACACCTAAGCCAGTTGTGGGGTTAATTACCCCACTCGATATAGTTGGTTGAATTTTTATGCCATTGCCTGAAAACCTAACACCGTCTACCGACTTGTTAATAACTTCCTCAGTAGAATTATTATATGAAAAATATAAATTGTTAATTTCCTTTGTTGATAAAATATCACCATCACGACTAATAATATTACTAGCAAGATTCTTTGCTTGTGTGTCAGGTTTAAAAACCTGTGGTATATCAAAATAGTTACCATACACATCGACAAACTCATCTATTGAAATTTTTAAATTAGTTTTGAGTGATGAAAGCGTCAAGCCTAAACTTTGATATAAAGCAGAATCCTGCGCTGAAAATACATACTCATATATCTTTTCAAATATTATCTTTTCAAGAGACTGCCGAGTACCTTTTTGTTTGTTTCTATCTATTACAAACTTTACATCATCTCTTTTTTCTTTATAAAATAATATAACCTGTCTAATCTTCTCAGTAAAGAACGGTATAGCAACATCGAGATCGGCAGGATCAGTAAAGTCAAGATTGTTTAAAAAGCGTTGTTCCTGCTTTGTTGTAAATGTTAGTGTAATTTCCTTTAAAAAATTAATGTAAATTTCTGAAAATAGTTGTGTTGTTTCGCCTACTCTCTGCTTAATTTCTGTCCACTCTTTAAGATATGCTAAATAAAATTGATTATACTGCTCCGGGCTATAATCAACATGCGTTAAAGTAATAAATTCAAGAAATGAAAACGGTTTAATATTATCTTTGACGATAGATACATCTACTTGTGGATTTGTAATTGAATCCGGTATAATATTTGTATTATATATAATTACTTCAGACATTATAGTTTATTTAATGAGATCTAAGCCTTTATACAATGCGTTAGATAAGAGATTAGCTATTACACCGTCTTTTTCTGACCACTGGTTATATGAGGAGGCAGTATATTGTAACGTTGTATTAAAATCATTAAAATTAATAATACCGTCTTTTATAGACCCTTCGATTCTAGGTATATACTTGTAGAAAAAATAATAATTGCTTATTGCTGCACCGTAGCCATCCTCGGGTAAGACAAGACCCCAGCCCCATATATCTTCATAGTCTCTTATTTTATACTCAACAATACCTGGCTTAAATACTTTCATTGGCTGGTTAGTATTAAGCTTAGTATAAACACCGCTAAACCGCTCATATGCAACAATAGATTCACCAGGCGTAATAATATCGCTTACGGTAATTTCATCGCCGAGATTATAGCCATAGATATCATTATTTATATAGCCGTGTGAATTAAAACTTTCACTAAATTTGTTCTGAGTACCAAATAATTTAGTTTGTTTTATTGATAAAAGGTCTACTAACCTAGAAAAGTTACCAGGGTATCGATAATTTACACTATTAAACCGTCTATCTTGTATGTTCAACTCTTTAACAATCGATAGAAACTTGTCAATATTTGCATAATCGACAATAGAATTATTATCAACGAAATTTTTAATTTTTTCATACGTTAGTTTACCTATTGATGTTTGATCTGAACTTAAAGTACCAAATATATTTTGAATATATTCATCAAAAAGTATTTTTTGATCTAAAAATAGAGACTGAAAAGAAATATCTTTAAATTTTTGGGTAAAATCGATATCTTCCCCCTTTTTGGCGATATTATATATTCCTGATTCCGGGTATATATTAAAGCTATTTGAAATACCCGTAAGCGGAACTGTACCTTGTAAAAAAGACGCTGGTACGAAAGCAGATATATACGCATTACTTACTGTTTGAGATGTTGAAAGACGACAGGCACCTTTATAAAAACCACCAGACGATAATTCCGGTAGCGTATAAGAGAGATCTGTGAAGACTGCAGGATATACCCGCGTACCGTCTGTTAATGTTAGATTTATATCAGTTAATACAGGTAAATTCTTCAACGTAAAGTTCTGACCATCCTTTACCCTCACAACAAAACTAATATCTGTATTACTAAATTTATTTTTATTAATAGTAAAAACGGTATCAGTATTATTTTCTTTATCTATCCCGTTAGCGGTTATAGAAAGATGACTAAAATCTTCATTATTCACAATCTTCGTACTTACACCAACTGTTGTTGTGTTAAAAGCTGGTAACAGCATTGACGGCTGATAACCAAAAAACAAATTAACAGCGTTAGTTGGTAGATCGCTCTTAAAATAAACATCGCGATATCCAGACGTGCCACAGAAAAACGCGCCACGATCAGCCTTACTGCAATTTACTATTTCAGTGTTAGAAAGTCGACAGTATAACGGCGTAGAAGTCGTTTCAAAAGAATTTATTTCTACGAACTCTGTTAACCCTTTTAACCCTGTAAGCAGCAAGTAAAAAGAAGAGTATGGGTAAAGATGACCGTAATGCTTTTTATCAGCGCCTATATCAAAAAAATTATTAGTAGCTCCAGACGCGTAAGGTGTTATTGTTAGTCTGGGGATACCATTTTCATATGTTTGATACGAAGTAGATCGCATTACTGTAATAGGGTTAGCATATTTACCAGATGTAAGGTATGCACTAGCTGTATAATTACCTGTCAGAGTAATAGCATCTGTTATATAATTCTTTACATCAACACGCTGTGTAAAAGAGTCGTAATAGCTATTACCATCCCTATCATATAAGTAACATGTTACTTCATATTTACCGGGATAACGATACGAATGACGACCAGTGATAGCTTCACTTACAGTATTATCACCAAAATCCCAAACAATTCTCTTACGCGACAGTATATCTTCAACATCATTTAAGCGCGGTCTAAAAATAAACCCTGCAAATGGCAAAGCGTAACTACTTGCTGCTTCTTTTCCAGTATAATTATACGTATTAAAGAAAGAATAAACCGTATTTATATCCCCGCTTTTTTCATACTGAAAATTATTAAAAAATACAGACGCCATGTATATATATTTATCACACTCTACCTGTATTAGACTGTTTCAACTACTATACTATTTGCAAGTTTAGATATTTCGTAAAAATAACCAAATTGAAAGCGAGATAATTGTATATTTTGCGACGTACAAAATATATCGCTTGTTTCGTAAAGAGGATTCCACACTACACAACTTATAAGAGGCACCTCATAATTTACATCTGTACGCCTCGTTGCAATACCCACAACACCCGGTATATTGAGTATATTGTTGCTTATCTTAGTCAAATCTACAATCGATCCTAGCTTTATATCTTCAAACGCCTGTTTAAATATTTTTAAGACAGTATTCTTAATAGAAACATCATTAATAGCAATATTTGTATCTCGTTTAATTACAAGCTTGGTGTAATCTTTTAACTCAACGCACGGCACTTCATTTATAATATTAACACCTAGGTTAAACGCTTTATATACAGGATCTGACGGTACAATATTGTGTGTAATATCTTTTATTAAATTACATTCATTAAGCAATAATTGTTTTTGTGCAGAATTTAAATAGTTTGGTATCCTTTCATTTAGTATTGTTGCTTGAGCAGGGACAGCAAATATATATACATTATTAAACTGCGTCGAATTGGAGTAGTTTACCTGATTAATGAGCACTCTACTATTATTATTAGGTTTAGTCAGACCAATACTATAAAAATACCTAAGATACTGACTTGCATGCTCGTCGTTAGATAAAACTGAAATAGATTTAACTACATTATTAAAATTTTTAGATACAAAGCTTTCATAATCGTCACGAGTCACTAGACGATTTTGTAATGAAAACATTTTCGGGGCATTTGTCCTTATATCCGCTACACTTTCTGCAGGCACTACAGGTGTTGCGTCGCTAGGGTTATTAATAACAATATTTTCTGTGTTTAACGGTGTAATAAAAGTAGTAGTATCAGGATACACATCAGCTAATATCTGATCATAGGTCGGTGTTGTAAACACGATAAAAGAAGCTCCTTGCAAAGTATTAGCACTTACAACACCGGCAATATTATCCGAAACAATATAATATATTTGTACAAGATCACCCTCTTTTAGTTTTTTACCGTTCAGCCCATTACCGAATTTAAATTCGTAATTTCCATATTCATTTAAACGCTTTTCATATCTTGTCCCCGTCGATGATTCAAGATATAACGACGATGTTTCTTTCCATTCTCGCCAGACACCGGTATCAATACTTCTAACAAAAATAGTAAACGAATTATCTGCAATAAAGGGTATATTATCTAAGTTATCCAATACACGGTCAGGGGCCGGTCGTTCGTTCACTATAGATATCGTTTCGAATGGTTCTCCAGTTGCAGTATAGAGTGGATATTCTACAGGAGACCCCTGATATAGCGTAGTATTATCCGCTGCTACACGTTCGAAATCATTATTCGTCTTTTCAAAAGAGATATCTCTTACGCTTGCATACTTTGTATTGTTTTTTGTTACGTATGAGAGCTTAGGTATTGTATAAAGGTTAGGAGAAAGATTTGAAAGAGCAGATAATGAAATAGTTGCGAGCGATGTCTGCCGACCGATAGGCTTATAGTTAATATTTGATACTAACTTGTTTATATTTTCATAAAGTGTCGCGGTTGTAAACGTAGATTCAGATGACGTTGTGTTTAAATAAAACAATAACACATGATACATATACGCAACAATATCAATAAATGCGTTTATGTTTGAACCCTCAAAGTTTTGATCCTGAAAAACACCACTTTCATTTAACCTCTTTATAATTAAATTCTTGAGAGTCGTAGCATCAAACGTTGCATATGCATCATGCGAGAGATTATACTCAGTAAAGTTACTAATATTCATATTTTTAGACAAAAGTGTATCCATCGTTATTTAATACACCTTTTAAAGATATATTAAAAACATTTAAAGTTGGGATAGTTATTTCAATAGTTATTATGTATTCCATATCTTCAGGAGCAGCAACAATATCAACGCTCTCGACTGTT